TGATGATTGAAATTAGTCTGTAAGTTGTTGAAATTGTTTGAAATAATAATTAAACTATTTCGATGGATTTGATTTAAACTGAATTGATTTGATTAAACTTGAGTAAGATGGTAAATAACTGCATAATCAGAACTTAGAGTTCCGCTTTTTATAGGAACCAAAACTTCCGACTTTATAATCTATTGAAATCATACAACAAAAACCGGAACTAAAACTTCCGATAATCTAAAACCAGAACTCCGAGTTCCGATTATGGCAAATGATAAGTTGAGTATTAAAGAGCAAATATTCTGCAATGAATACGTTAAGAACAGAGGGAATGGAGTAAAAGCTGTAATATCAGCAGGTTATATAGATAACGGCACTGGCTCAACGGCTGTTCAATGTTCAAGGCTGTTAAAAAAACAGCGCATTATAGGAGAGTTAGAACGGCAAAACAATTTTGTGCTGAGATCAAATGCCTTAAGTAAGAGCCAGATAATAGATGAACAATATCAATTGTTTATACTTGCTAAAGCTAGTGAAGAATACAAGACGGCATCTAGTATACTGGAATCATTAACGAAACTGTTAGGCTATGCTCCAACCATAGACAGTACAAAGCATATCAATCATACTGTTAAGTTTGAAAGACTATTAAAGGATATTACTCCAACAATATCAGATGGTTATGAAGCTAAACTAATTAATTAAATGTATCTTTATCTGAGGATTTAGATACACAACTGATATTACTAGCTAAAATCATACTAGAACTGGCTGTAAGCTGGCAGTTGAACCTTACACTATCACGCTTGCCCCAGTCGGATACCACACATACCCCCCTCCCCCCCCATCACACGCCCCCCCTTATATATACATAAAGTAGTTAGGGGCATAAGTGCACACTTGCATCTTTTACAGTTATACATGAGAATATGTAAGGGCTTTGTCTCCAGCCCTAGACAGCCCTAGCCCCCCTTAGTACCTCGGTTGGGGCTGTCATTTCTAATAACTTATTAAGGGCATTCAATGTCTTACAGCACAAAAGTACTGGATACTGGAACACTATGAACGACCAAGGAATATTGGTAGTATGGATGGTGCTGACGACTCTGTCGGTACTGGGCTTGTGGGTGCTCCAGAGTGTGGAGATGTAATGAAATTACAGATAAAGGTAGAAAATGACAAAATTGTTGATGCAAAATTTAAGACATTTGGGTGCGGAAGTGCTATCGCTTCCTCATCTCTGGCTACAGAGTGGGTCAAGGGCAGGACATTGGATGAAGCTCAGTCTATTAAAAATACTGATATTGTGGAAGAGCTTTCCCTACCACCCGTTAAAATTCATTGCTCAGTACTGGCAGAAGATGCAATTAAAGCTGCTATCAATGACTACAGGGCCAAGTACATGCGTTTGTGAAGAATGTAGGTGTAGCCCTTGTGTATGTAAGAAATAATGAATGGAAGAAGAGGAGATAATACAGCTTATACGGAAGTTACAAGCTGACCCACAACTCTATTTTGAACATTGTTTAAAGATTCAAAATTTTGGGACAGGTGAGCTTATACCGTTTAAACTGAACGAGGTACAGCAGATCATGCATTCTATGATGCAGAGACAGTTAGCTGAACATAACCATGTCAGGATGATTGTTTTAAAGGCACGTAGGTTTGGTATTTCAACGTACGTACAGGGGCGGTACTTCAGACATGCCGCCATGAACCATAATAAGGTGGTACAGATCACCACCCATAGTAAGGCAGCTACAGATGTCATGTTTGCCATGACACGTACTATGGAGCAGAACCTTCCACAGGAAATAAAACCACAACTTAAATATAGCGGCAGGAGAGACCTTCATTGGGGCGGTGAAGGGGGCGGCCTTAATTCATCCTACTCCCTTTCAACGGTAGGGGGGCGTGAAGTACGTGGTAGTAAAATAGACTATTTACATTGTAGTGAAGTTGCATCTTGGTCGGGAGGCGGTGAGGACTATTTACTAGGTCTGCTCAACTGTGTGGTACAAGGTTTTAACACAGAAGCAGTCATAGAGTCTACTGCACAAGGTGTAGGCGGTGTCTTCCATGACATGTACTGGGATGCAGCAGAGGGAAACTCTGGCTGGGAGAGTGTCTTTTTTCCATGGTATCTATACAGTTACTACAGTAATCCGTTTAAATCAGAAGAGGAAAAGGAAAAGTTTAAAAGTGAGTTAGGACAGGATAAGAGGTACGGCGGTGAGGAGGAGATAGCCCTACTGGATATGTCCTGTAAGTATGACATAGGTGATGAGATAAAGGAGTTCAATGTTACCCTAGAGAACTTAAACTGGCGGCGGCAATGTATTAAGACTCAATGTCAGAATGACCTCAGAAAATTTCATCAAGAGTTTCCAACTACAGCCAGAGAGTCTTTTGTAACAACAGGACGTAGTGTCTTTAATGTAGACAATATCAGTAATCTTGTCTTGACATCAGAAAAACTACAGAGGGAAGCCCCATCAGAAGGATTCCATATACCCGTGCAAGCATGGAGAGAACGGGGTGGAGAAAAATACATCATAGAGTCAATGGATGATGGAGAGTTACAGGTATGGCAGAGACCCCAACCCGGTAAAGAATATAGGATAGGTGCAGACATATCAGAGGGGTTAGACGTAGGTAGAGACACAGACTGGAGTGTAGGTGTAGTCTTAGATGCAACAAGCATGGATGAGGTTGCAACTATACGTGTAAAGATTGATCCAGATTTATTTGCATGGCAGCTTGCAAGTTTGGGTAAATGGTACAATAATGCAAAACTAATTGTAGAAAGAAACAACCATGGACTTGTAACATTGAAGTTTCTTTCAGATGTACATCTATATCCAGACATATATTCGGAGAAGATACTAGACGAAAGATCAAGTCGTTCAGCCCGCAAATTAGGATTCCATACCACAGTAAAATCAAAACCCCTGATTATAGACTACTTAAAGGAATTAATCAGGGAAAATGAAATAAAAATCAGGAGTCCCAAGGTTCTGGATGAATTACAGACGTTTGTAAACTATCCCAATGGCAGAATGGCAGCACAGTCAGGTTCACATGATGACTGTGTAATGGCCTTGGCTATTGCCTGTTTTGGATGTAAGATGTTTCCTGCAATGTCAGAGTGGGATAAGAATATAAACAGAAGACATTGGAAACCAGAACTTAAGTTCTTTCAACCATCTCAGTTATGAGTAATGTAATAAATGTAGATTTTAGGGAAAATGCTCTGTCTAATGAGCAGAGGTTTATAGAGGAGGTACAGCCAATACTACAAGATTTGGTGGATATTGCACGTGACAACTTTGGAAGTGTTACTGCAACAGAAATACTTAGTGATGTGATGGGAGTTCTATATAAGTACGCAAAAGAAGAATACTATGTACTTACTATGGAGAATGGTGATACTATAGACTTTACTTTAGATTATATTGAATGAAGATATTATTATTAATTTTACTATTATCTGGATGTGCTGTTAATGGCAGCAAAAAAACAGAACTAGGATACTGGTTAGATGGAAGATCAAAGTATGAATCAAAATGGCAATGTGTACAAGGGGATGCCCCATATAAAACAAAGGAGTGTTAATGGCAGAATATGAAATGGAAGAACCTGAATCTTTAGAGGAGGCCGAGCCTGAAGGTAAAATGAAGGTTGGTAATAAGGATGTAGACGTAGATGACTTTGCTGGTGTAGTACAGGAGAAGTTTGAAGAGGCAAAGGACTACCGTAGAGATCACGAACAACATTGGTTGGAGGCTTATGATGCATATAGAGGAAAGTACCCCTCAAAAATATCGAAGGCACATGAACTGGCAAGTGAAAGGGGTATATTTGTCAATCAGACTAGGCGTAAGATTAACTCAGCGAAGATTAAGGTTAATACGTTACTATTTGAGGACGGGAAAGTACCATTTAGTATTACACCCTCACGCAAACCAAGGTTCTTCCCTCCGGATATACAAACACCACCAGACAGACCTGACCTGCTTGATGATGCGCTTATTGAACGCAGTAAACAGATGGAGTTTAGGATTCGTGACATTCTGGAAAGAACAAATTATAATGAAGAAGTTCAACACGCTGTACATGAAATGTGTCTATATGGCACAGGATGCACGAAGGGTATTACCCTTGAATATAAAAACTTTCCTGTCTACACTACGGTTCAGACTCCAGACGAAATGGTCGCAATTGAGTCAACCCTTGAACAAGAGTTAATGCCTACATGTAAGTTTGTAAGTATATGGAATGTATTTCCATCTCCAGAAGCTATAAACGCAGATGATGCAGACTATGTTATCCAACGATCATTTCTTAGTAAAATACAACTTAAAAAATTAGCAAAGACAGCAGAAGGATTTATTCCGGGTTCCCTTGAAAAGGTTCTTGAAGAAGAGATAGGACTTAATCATGGAGGAGATGACAGCGAACATCCTAAGAAGTACAACGAGACTTCAGCTTCAAGGTTAAAGAAGTTTGAGGTACTAGAGTTTTGGGGCCGTTTAGATGGAGATGACCTAGAACCACATCTATCAATTGACTCAGAAGACGTTCCAGATGTCATACCTGTAGTAATTACAGTTATAGGCGACAAGGTAGTAAAAATTGCAGAGAACCCATTTGACGACACACTACCATTCCACTTCTGTAACTGGCAGAAGAATCCAGAGTCAATATGGGGAGACGGTATATACTATGCAATCAGAGATGCACAGGCTATCCTGAACTTTTCCTATGCAATGATGATAGAGGGTAAATCCTTATCGGCAGCCCCACTTACAGTTATAGACCCCAATGCATTTGAACCGGGTACAGACACAGAACAGATATATCCGGGTAAACAGTTTCGTGTAAAACCCGGAGCTTCAGTCCGAGATTCCTTCACTTCAGTACAGATTCCAGATGTAACAAATGGACT